TTCTATGTCCACGAGGAGGTCTCGGAAGATTATTGCAGGCAGCTGACCTCGGAGGCCCGGGTGGTCGTGGAGGGCAAGCCGGTCTGGGTCAAGCGCAGCCGGCATAACCACTTCCTCGATGCGGAAGCATTGTGCGCGGCCATCGGCTACGCATTCAACGTTCAGCGCATTCCTGAGGGCGTAGAGCGCAAAGTCGGCGGACTCCCTGCTGCTACTGACAACGCTGCGCCTGCGGGTGATCCCCCTTTGTCGCCCATATCTCATCCCGGGGGCGGCAGCGGCGGCGATGTGCGTGCACGTTTCTCAAAGGTCGGATCAAGACTGAACAGGTAGGCAGCAACCGGACTTAATCGACGGTGCGGATCCGGGTCAGCTGTGTCTTGCAAACGCAGTCCAACGACATGGGTAGCTTCCTCGTGCGCATGGTTGGCATGGTCCGCACCATTTTCAACAACGGGGTGAAAACCCTGAATTAGAATGCGACGTCTTGTTATGCCCTACAGTTACTACCGGAACAGCATAGCAAAAATGGTACAAATCAAGGAGCGTCTTAGTAAAACACATAAATATAGCCGGCGAAGATTATGCTATAAGAAAACCAAATGAAGCTGACAAAGTAATTTCTTTGTTCAATCAGCTTGTAGCAATAGAACAATATCACAAAAAAGACGATGATCGCAGTAATTGCGAAAATGACATCAAAAAGAACCATGGCTTCTCACGCTTTCCCCGAGATTTGATGCTAAAGCACAAATTATCGATCACACCTTTGTTGAAACCCACATCAGTACCACGACCGAGGCCTGAATGTTTGGTCACGACGAAGGAGGTAACTTGAATGGATGAGTTGTCCATACAGCTTGATGCTGAAGGGTGCTGAAGTTCGAACATTCAGTTTTTCTAGTATTTTTTCGGGCTTAAATCCTGAACGTTCGCAGGCTGCTGATCTTGGCGCGCTTTGAAAAACGCTTCTCGCATGCGGGGAGCAGGCTGAACAGGTAGGCAAATGTCGATCATCTCGAAAGTGCGCGACTTGATCGCGGGTGCACCCACACCTGTCTCGTCGCCCAGCGGCGAAGTGACCGCTCGGCCGACCGGTCAGTATATGCGCGGTGGCCGGGGCGTGACCTTTGCAGGGTGGAAACCTGCGTTGCGCGAAGCGCAGGACGACATTGCCGATGCGTGGGACGATGCCGCGGCCCGGGTCGCAGACCTGATCCACAACAGCGGCTGGCTGGCCGGTGCCGTCGATCAGGCGGTGGCCAATACGGTCGGGACTGGCCTACGACTCAAGTCGATACCGGAAAACGAGACCTTCGGCATGACGTCGTCTGAGGCTGCGGCTTGGTCAAAGTTGGTCGAGCGCCGCTTTGAGCTGTGGTCGCGCAGCGCGCAGGAGTGCGACATTCAAGGCCTGCGGACATTCGGCCAGATGCAAAACGCAGCGTTCCGGTCGTGGCTGATCACTGGCGAAATCCTCGCCGAGCTGCCATTTCGCCGCCGGCCTTGGAACCGGTACGGCACCAAGGTTCGCCTGCTGCCGCCACACCGGCTGTCGCGCAAAACCGAAAGCATGAAGCGGTTGATCAACGGGGTCTATACCGACCGCGATGGCATGCCTGTTGGCTATCGGGCGATCCGCAAGGACCTGTTCAAGCACGACGTGGAATACGACGTCCGCGCGCGTGATAGGGCAGGGCGGCCGCGCGTGATCCATGTCTTTGACGGCCTGCCCGGGACGCACCGTGGTATCTCGCCGATGGCACCGGCCTTGCAGGTCGCAAAGCAGTTTGACCAGCTTGCTGACGCGACGCTGATGGCGGCGATCGTGCAGACGCTGTTTGCCGCGACCATCACGTCGGACGAGCCGACCGAGCAGGTTCTGTCGGGGCTGCTGACGCCGCAGGAGCAGGCCACCATGGCGGCCCAAGGCATCGCGCCGATGGAGGCCTACATGGACATGGTTGCGGGCTATTACGACGGCTCAACGCTGGATGTGGGCATCAACGGGCGCCTTGCGCACCTGTTTCCGGGGCAAGAGCTGAAATTCCACACCAGCAACCAGCCCTCGTCCAATTACAAAGAGTTCTCGATGCACCTGCTTCGGGAATTGGCCCGGTGCCTTGGCCTGACCTATGAGAGTGCGACCGGCGACAGCGTCGGGGCGACCTATTCCTCGCTGCAGGCTGCGACCACGGAAATCTTCGCAATCACCAAGGCGCGGCGCCAGCATATAATCGCGCCTTTCTGTCAACCTGTGTACGAGGCGTGGCTCGAGGAGGAAATTGCCACCGGCGGCATCGTGTTCCCGGGTGGGTACGAGGCCTTTCTTGCCAACAGGACGGCTGCCTGCCGGGCGGAATGGCTCGGGGCGGCGCGTCCAACGGCTGATGATCTGAAGAAAGCCAAGGCCCACGAGGTCTGGAAACGGCTCGGCGTGATGTCTGACGCCATGATCTGCAACGACCTCGGGGTCGATGTGGACGATGTTTACCAGCAGCTTGCCCAAGAGCAGGAGATGCGGGCCGAGTATGGCTTGCCTGATCCGCAGATCATGGGCGTCGCGGGTGGTGGTCCGGTCGCGCCGGGCGCGCCGGGCGCGGCTGAGGACGAGGAAACCGACGATGAGGAGGCAAGCTGATGGCGCTTATCATCGATGAAACCGATCCCTGCGCCGCAGCTATAGCGCTTCGCAGCGTCTACACGGGCCTCGTGGCCGGTCAGGCGTCGATGATCGTGACGTTTAAGGCCGGTGCTTCGGGTGTTGAGCGGTCAGTGACCTTCCACAAAGCGCATCCTGACCGACTTTTGACGCTGATCCGGGAGCACGAGGCGAAATGCGCGCGATTGCGGGGCCAACGGCCCGCGCGGTTCGCGCTTGGGACAGGAGGGGTCCGGTGAACGAGCCACCCACAATCATGCAGGCGCCAGAAGGACCTTCGCTGACGCAAATTGCGTCGCGGGTCCTGAACCGGCCGCTTTTGCTCCACCCGACCAAGGCCGAAATCATTCTGCAGATCTTGCAGGGTCGGTTGCCGATGGACGGGGCCAAGATTGAGGGCCTGCGCCCGGATGCCAACCAGTTTCTGGGCAACCGATACGGCGAAGATGGTCGCGCACGCAAATATGCGGTCGCGGGCGGCGTGGCCATGATCCCGATCGTCGGATCGCTGGTGAACCGCGGGGCCTGGATCGGGGCCAATTCGGGCATGGTGTCCTACGAGGGCATCACGGCGCAACTGCGCGAGGCGGCAGAGGATCCGGAGGTTTACGCCGTCGTGCTGGATATCGACAGCCCGGGTGGCGAAGCAACCGGCATGTTTACCGTCGCTGAGCAGGTTCGGCGGCTGGGCGCATCAAAGCCGGTCACGGCCTTTGTCAACGACATGGCGGCCTCGGCTGCCTACGGCATCGCCAGTGCGGCGAATGAGATCGTGGTCTCGCCCACCTCGATAGTGGGCTCGATCGGCGTGGTGCTGACGCATCTCGATCGCTCTGGCGAGCTTGAGCAAAAGGGCGTCCGCGCCACGCTGATTTACGCAGGCAAGCACAAGGTCGATGGCAATCCCTTCGGCCCGCTGTCCGACACCGTGCAGGCTGATCTGCAAACGGAAGTGATGAAGTTCTACGACCAGTTTGTGGGCCTTGTTGCGCGGGGTCGCACCGGCATCACCGAGCAGGCCATCCGCGCGACGGAGGCGCGCACCTTCATCGGGCAAGACGGCATCGACCGGGGGCTCGCTGACCGCGTGGCTTCGCTCGAAGAGGTCTTGTCCTCACTATCGCAACTGGCCCTCGGGGCCGCCACACAAAGGAAAGGATTTGCAATGAGCAATCCAACCGCAGCCACCCCGCAGGCCGAAAATGCGGGCATTACCCAAGCCGATCTGGACACTGCAGTGGAAGCTGCTCGCGCCGAGGGCGTCGCCGCTGGCCGTGCTGGGGCGTCGGACCGGATCAAAAGCATCCTCACCTGCGAGGAAGCCTCCGGTCGTGAAGCGCAGGCCATGGGCTTCGCCTTCGAGACGTCCATGAGCGCAGAAGAAGCGATCAAGGTTCTGGGCATGGCCCCCAAGGCAGCGTCGGTCGCGTCGATTGAAGATCGCGCCGCCCGGGAAAACGAGTTCGGTGGCGATGCGTCAGGCGCCCGCGCTGACGCCTCTGAGAAGGTCAAGGGTGGCTGGTCGGCTGCCGTGGCTCAAGCAAACAATCGGTTCGTCTGAGCCACAATCCGATCTGAGGAGATCACAAAATGACAGTTCTGAACGAAGGCCGGCACCCCGGCGAGTTCCTGTTGACCGAGGCCAATGGGCAACGCTCGCGTGGAAACATCACCATCGCCAGCGGTGCCGGCATCATCGCGCCGGGCACTGTGCTCGGCAAAGTCACTGCATCCGGCAAGTTTGTCGCCTCGGCGGTTGGCGCCACGGATGGCTCGCAGACAGCTGTCGCTGTGACGCTCTATGGCTGTGATGCCACTTCAGCTGACGCTGCAATCGCCGCGATTGTGCGAGACGCTGAGGTGAATGGCAACGTGCTGGCTTATCACGCCGACCGCGATCAGGCAGGCGAAAAAGCATCCGCAAACACTGAGCTGGCCGCTGTTGGCATCATCGTCCGCTGACCTGCGGTCTGAACGTGAAAGGACATCTTTATGTCGATCCTCAATATCTTCACACAGGACGCCTTCAGCGTCATGCGCCTGACGGATGCGCTGCGTGAAATCAAATATATCCCGTCGCGCATCGGTCAGATGGGGCTGTTTCAGAC